CTTTCGTCGGGATTAGGCGATTTTCAGAATAATATGAAATTTTCCAAAAAGCTAATTCCGTCGTGCCCATATTCATTAAAGTTATTTACTTTTGTCCGAATTTTGTCCGATTTGATTAAGTTTAATCAAATAATCTAAAGTCTTGGATAAATCGGAGATACGTTTATCTTTTTCTTCTATAATAAGTTTTAAAGCTTTATTTTCTGTCCGTAAAGCGGTGTTGTCATCTCTTATGACAGTACTGTTTACATTGTTGTTATTTCCAACGAAGTGAGGAATATTCCCGGTTGAGTCCATGGAATCGAAGAGATTATTCATGTCTACATTAAGCAAATTACATATCTTAATTAACTTGCTTATCCTAAAATCAGCTCCGACAATTCCATCTAATGTGCCATGTGTGCTTTTATCATAGTACTTTTTTACAAATTCACGTTCAGTCATTCCTGCGTTTGAGATTGCTTTTTCCAGTTTATTGTGACTTAGCTTGATATATTTCATGCTTAAAAACAGTTAAAAATTCTACTATAACAAGGAAAAGTTCTCTTAATCCTTGGAAGTCTGCTTAATTTAATATAGATTTGCACACAAATATAATATTAATTATCGTATGAAACAAACTTTAATTGGAAAAAGAAGGTCTGTAAACCCTAGAGCTTTTTATCGAAATTTATCTAGAAAGGACAAAGGAAAGTTTCTGCTGTATCTGGCAAAAAGATACGATTATCCTACGACGACTATGTCCGGAAAGTTGAGAAATAATCCGACAGGTGAACTAAGGAAGGATGAATATGAAAATATTTCACAGTCAATAAAGGAGGGTATATGGGATCAATAGAATTTCGTAATGACCAAAGAGGGAATGTCTACTACCAGGAAGATGAACAACCGGAAAAACGTTTCACTAAATTCAATTCTGAAATTATTGATTTTATCCTTAAAGAAGTCAGCCAACGATTCCCTCCATGTTATGCAAGGTTGATCGAACTTTACAGGAGTGCTGCACCTACAGAAAGAAAATTCATTATGGCCGTAAGATTTATTAAATGTAATTTCGGGGCTGATGATTATTTGACGATGGATATTGAGGATAAGGAATTTAACTTTGAAGAAGTAAAATGCCCGTTAAGGGGATTTTGTCAGGATGAGGGTATTATCTGTAAGCCACGTGGTTTAGTCTGTCTTCCTCCGGAAGAAAAGAAGACTGCAAAATTATATATAAAAGGCTATACCTTTCGTGAGATAGCTCAAATGCTGGATAAAAGCCCGGCAACAGTGAAAGTACAACTCTGCAGGATTAAGGACAAAATTAGGCGTGAAGAACTGCAGGGAGATAATCAAATATCTAAGACTTTCTAATTTTTAGTCCTATTAGATCGGCAATATTCGTAGTTAAATACCATTCATCATGATAAGTAAGCAAACAATAGAAAGAGTTTTTGATAGAGCCAATATAGTCGATGTCGTATCAGACTATGTAGATCTGAAAAAATCCGGTGTAAATTATAAAGGCCTTTGTCCGTTCCACAGGGATCATCATCCTTCCTTTGTCGTCTCTCCGGCAAAAAATATTTGCCATTGTTTCGTGTGCGGTAAAGGTGGCAATCCTGTTAAGTTTATAGAAGAAATTGAAGGCCTGACTTTTCCTGAAGCAATAAGGTTTCTTGCGAAAAAATATAATATTGAGGTACAGGAAGATCAGAATGAATATTCTGATGATGAGATCCGTGAAATGAAGAAGCGTGATTCTATGTTCATCATCTATGAAAGCGTAGCTAAATTCTATCGTTCTAAAATACAGGAGCCACAATCGAAAGCTGCACTAGACTATGTTAACCGTAGATGGAATTCACGAATCCTTATTGGAAATGAAAAAACAAATATTGATGACCAGGATAAAGATTTTGGTGAAGTAAAGGGAATCGGGTATGCTCCTAAGGAATGGGATGCTCTTGTGAAATTTGCCAAGCAAAAAGGTTATGATCTGAAGCTGATGGAGGAAGCTGGCCTTATACATCGATCGAGCAAGGGAAATTATATTGATTTCTTCAGGGATCGGATCATGATCCCCATATCAGACAAATATGGACGGGCTATTGCGTTTACGGCCAGAACTATGAATGAAGATTCGGATACGGTAAAGTATCTGAATAACAAGAACTCTTTTATATTTGATAAAGGGACTAACTTGTTCGGCCTTGATATTGCAAGGTCAAAAGCTATATCAGAGAATAAGATATATTGTGTTGAGGGTGCTCCGGACTGTATGAAATTACAGTCTTTAGGTGTTGAAAATACCGTGGCTGCCTTGGGCGCGTCCTGGACGAAGAAACATTTCAATATGCTGCAATCTCTGTTTGGACGGAGGAATGCAAATGCAACACTTTGTATTATACCGGATTCAGATCAAAAGAGCGGGGAGAAGATTGGCCCTGGCTATCAGATAGCGATGCGGAACGGACGAATGGCCATGCAGTCAGGATTTCGTGTGACGGTAAAGGAGATACCGCAGAAAAAAGCTGGAGAAAAACAGGATGCTGATAGTTATATTACATCGGCAGCATTGCTCGGTTCTATTGATGAAGAAGATTTTGTAATCTGGTATGCTACAAAGATTTTTGATACTCAGGACAATACAACAGAAAGGGCCGAGAAAATCAAGGAAATCTGTTCTCTGGCCATACTGATCAGTGATGATTATACCCAAAACACCATTGTTGATAAATTGGGGAACAAATATGGCAGTAAGACAATCTGGAGGTCAGCTCAGAAGCAAGCTATAAAGGATCGTGACCGGAAGAAAGCAGAAGCGATCAGTAAACGGGGAGATATTGACTTACTGAAGAATTATGGATTCTATGAAGAAAAAAATTGTTGTTATAGCGCAAATGGTGTACAATGGTCCAATTTCATTATGCGCCCGTTATTCCATATCAAGGATCCATATAATTCAAAACGTATCTATAAGTTGATTAATGTAAATGGTGAAGAGGTACTTGTAGAGATGAAAGAAGCCGAGATGTATTCCTTGCAAAATTTTCGTGAACGGGTTGGTTCAATGGGTAATTTCAGATGGAAAGCCGGTCCGGACCAGCTCAATTCTTTTGGGGACTACCTATATGATAATACAGAGACAGCAGTTGAAATCAAACAATTAGGGTGGAATTCATCCGGATTTTTTGTGTGGGGAAATGGAATCGTAGTTGATGGAAAGTTCTTGAAAGTTGATGATTACGGAATAGTAAGAGTAGACCGGTATAATGATAAAGGTGAACTGGCCGGAACGGACAATTATTATCTTCCTGCCATGAGCAAGATATATACAGACCGTAGAGATATGTACAAATTTGAAAGGATGTTTATCCATGATGATAATCACTCTTCGATAACTTTAAGCAATTACTGCATGATGATCGCAGATGTCTTTGGTGATAATGGTAAATGTGGAATCATGTTTTTATTTGCTACACTTTTCAGAGACATTGTCGTAAGTTATACAAAGAACTTTCCTATTCTGAATCTTTTTGGTCCGAAGGGTTCAGGTAAGTCAGAACTCGGACATACCTTGATGTCCTTTTTCATCAAGAACAACACACCACTGAATATCCAGAACGCAACTATAGCTGCTCTTGCAGATGCAATAGCACAATGCTCTGATGCACTTGTTCATATCGATGAGTATAAGAACAGTATTGATCCGGTCAAGATAGAATTCTTGAAAGGGCTGTATGATGGTACCGGAAGAAGCCGTATGAATATGGATCTGGATAAGAAAAGGGAGATTACAAGTGTTGATTCTGCTGTTATCCTTTCCGGACAGGAAATGCCGACTGTAGATATTGCTTTATTTTCCAGGACAATATTTCTTACATTTGACAAAACAATTTATGATCGTCAGGCAAAAGAGAAGTTCAATGAACTTACCGCAATCAGGAAGATGGGAGTTAGTCATTTGACGAATGAGATACTCAGCTATCGGAAAGTTTTTGAGAATGCATTTTACAAGGAATATAACTTTGTAAGTGAAGATGTCAATAAGAGCTTACAGAGCAATGAAGTCGAAGATCGTATCTGGAGAGACTGGTCAGTATTGCTGGCTTCTTATAAATGCCTGGTAAATGTCATTGCCTTGCCCTGGAGTTATCAGGAGATGAAACAGATTGTAATTGATGGTATCAGGAGACAGAATGAAGAATGTGCTGCAAGTAATGAGATGGGAAATTTCTGGGATATGTTCCAGTATATGAATGAGACGGGTATGATCTATCCGGAGTCGGACTTCAAGGTAAAATACATTGATGAAATCTCCACTAATATCATTCAGGACAGACAGTTTGCTCAGGCACAACCGGTATTGATGATCAGGCCGAAAAAGATTATTCTTCAATATAAGAAAGCTGCCAAGATGACTGATGAGAAGGTTATGTCAGAAAGGAGTATCAGATTTTATCTGCAAACTTCTCCCGGATTCCTCGGAAAGAAGAAAGGTTCGGAGAGGTTCAAGGTAATTATTAATAACCAGACCCAACAAAAGAAGATACCAGGTAATAATGGCCAGGATAGATATGTGGACCTTGAACAGTTTGATAATCCATTTTGTTTTGATTATCGTTTGTTACAGAATAAGTTTGAATTAAATCTTGAAACGAGAGTGGTTAGTGATGGAGATGATGATCAGGATCAAGAGAAAAATCTGCCTTTTTAAGAAAGATATAGATTATTGCAAAAATGATGAATGTAATTATTGGGGGGTCGGCCGTTGCGAAACGTCCGGCCTTTTTCATGTCTGTGTGTGTAAGGTGTATTTCTTTGAATTTGAAACGTATTGCACACGGCACACACATACACACACACGTTCATTATCAATGAGTTATAAAGACCACTTCTACCCACATTTCACCCACATTTTCCCACATTCTTTTTTTTAAAATATGATTTACACACAAATAAGAGTCTTACACACAAAATAGAGAAATAGATATTTACGTATATGTCTGATTTTCAGATATATATAAATTTGTGTGTGCTTGTGTGTACCGTGTGTGCCGAAAAAGGTCATCCAATTCCGAGATCTGTTTTTCCAACGATTAATAGAAAACTCTCGCAATCGTAAGAAAATTGGCAGAAAATTCGTTATATTTGCATATCAACATTAAAGAATACCTTATGAGTCAGTTTCTTATTTACATCAAGTTAAAACCTTTTGTCAAACAGTTTATAACTCATGCCCTTGGCGATCCTGTAGTATTTCCCAACCAGTCCGTAGAGAATTCTACGATTCATAATTTTGTACAGAGACTCCCGGATGGGAAACTTCCTGATGTGGCGGGTGAAGATCTTACCCCTATATGTATTCCTGATTCGACTTCTAAGCCTGCACAGTTCTATAATTATATGTCTCCTCGTGGGAAGATCGCAGTTGAGGAATGTTGTGAGTATCTCTTTAAAAGAAATCTCTGGAATGAATTGGGAGATATGTCGGATATAGGCTGTAATCTCATGACGGCAATCTATGCTTACTGTGAAGAGCATGGAATAGATATTATCTATGCCGATACGGTCCGGCAAAGATATTACCGTGTACGTGATCAATATTCCAAAAAGGGGATTAACTTGATGAAGAAGAAACGGATTCATGATAAAGTTTAGACGTTAATAAAGCTAAAAATGACTATGACGAGACCCCCTGAAAATTTCGGGATCGAACGACTGCGAACATGTCCGAACGTTTCCGTACAACCCCGAACAAGTCCGAACAGATGTAAAATGATGTAAGTTTATAGCAAATGAATATTATTAATCGAATTTATGTAGTATCCTGCTCACAAGTATCAGGTTTTGAAAGAATCTCCGAGTTAGAGGGAATCCTGTCAAAAGATATTCCCTGGAAAGAGCTGAAGGATATTAAAAAGCCGGCTTCCTTGGCTATTAATGATAGAGTAGACAATGGAACCAGGAACGTGACGACAAAACTCACCTTTTATATTTTACAGGATTGGATGCCTGATGCACGTCGGCTGTCTTTCCTTTGTGATACTGTCGATGGTGATAGATACCTGATAGGAACTGGACAGCGCCCTTACCCTGTAATAACACAACAGCAAGTGCATCCTGAAAAGGGTACTGATAACCAGCTTACAGAAGTCGTCGTTGAGTGGAAAAATAGTTTTAAGACACCGAAAATCATCTGACAGGGTATTTTTTAAGGCAATTGCCTGTTATTATCTTTGCTGAAAAGTAAGGAATATGGATTATCAATACATTATTAGTGGAGAAATCGGTGTGGCATTTGACTGGTATACCGGAACAAAGGGGACAACTGTTGATGATGTCAGGGATTTCCTCAATCAGCATAAAGATCAAGATGTGGATATAGCAGTATCGTCACTTGGGGGCTATGTCAATGCAGGACTTGAAATTTATGATCTGATCAGAGAGCATGGACATGTACACATGCATATTATTGGTATGACCGCAAGTGCAGCTACATTCCTGACCATGGGAGCAGCATCAGTAGATATGCTGGATGGTTCACTGATGTTGATTCATAATTCCAGTAACGATATATTCGAACTTACCTCTGTAAACAAAGAGCAGTTGGACGAAATCATCGCCAAGTATCAGAAGATGCGAAAGGACTTGAATACTATAGATAAGGTTATTGCATCACTCTATTCGAAAAAATCCGGCAAGTCTCTTCAGAAGTGTATGGATAAAATGTCTGATGCTGCCTGGCTTTCACCGCAGGATGCTCTTGACTTTGGACTTATTGATTCTGTTCGTGAGGACGATGATTTGAAGAAGAAGGCAAAAAATCTGAGTCATAATTACAGCAATAATATATTTAAAGAGTTTGGACTTCCTCCTTTTCCTCAGCCAGTTGCTGAGCGGAAAGGAGAGTCAGCTAAAGCGATTGTCCAGAAGTCGGTGGATGTCGTCAAGTCCATTTTCAAAAACAAATCCGCAGAAAATAAACAAAAGATGATCAAGATTTTTGTGAATGTGATGGACTTGTTGTCTGTCAAGGATGGTTTTGAATTGAAGGATGATACCGTGTCATTGACTCAGGATCAGATGAAGAAGATTGATGACAATCTTGGCGAGCTGAAAAAGCAGGTAAAAGATTCCTCTGATGCAAAGGATAAGGCACTGCAGGAACTTGAAGGCATCAAAGCCGAACTGAAGAAGGCCCAGGACGATCTCATGGCAGCCAATGAAGTTGTTGACAGTCTGAAAAAGGCACCGGCAACTGAAAATGTCGATCATCCTGCTGATACGAATACCAGTGAGGATGATGAAGTCAAGGTAATTGCCGAGTCTGAGAAAATGTACAACCAAATTAAAGATTTATAAAGATGGGAGTAATCAACGTAACTCCGGATTCTCTCCAGAAGAGTGCAATTCGGTATAAGAAGGAACTTCTTCAGATGCCGGTTAGGGTTCTGAAGGATAAATTTCTGAATTATGCTACCCTTCGTACTGGAATCCGGTATGCAGAAGTACAGGATGCTGAGTTGAAGGGTAATGTGGAACTTGGACCGTATGATGAGGATCGTATTGATGATGATGATGTGAAGATGGAGGCTCGTACCCTGTATACCTATTTTGGGGATGTGGTGAAGAAGTTTTCTCCGAATTCTTTATATTCAACCATCCACGGCGATGCTGTAACTAAAGGTGAAGGACTCAAAAATACGGAAATTTCGAAGGCGATGGTCGCCTTTATGGCTGCTAAGGTGGGTAACTCACTTTATAAAAGTCTTTGGAATGCCGTCAGGAATGAAAAAGGTAAAAGTACGTCAGATCTTTTTGATGGCTATGATACCATTACAACGAAAGAAATTCAAGCCGGAAAAATCTCTGTTGCAAATGGGAATTTTATGGATATTGATTTATCCACAATCAATGCTACAAATGCTGTTGATATTTTGAAGGGTTTCTGGAGAGCTTCAGATGAAATGTTGCAGGATCAGAAGTGCATCTTGTATGTTGCTCCGAGTATTTACAATGCTTATTGTGATGATTATAAGGCTGTGACTGGAAACGTTGCTTATAACAGAGAGTTTAACCAGGCTTTTGTAGAAGGCAGCGATGACAGATGCCAGATTGTCCCTCTCTCAAATAAGGCAAAATCTCCTTATATGCATCTTTCTATCAAGCAGAATATGCTGGTAGGTGTGAATGGTGAAGGAGAAGAGGAACAGGTCTCCGTTGAGAAATATAATCCCTTCAAACTTACTTTTGTAATGACCTCTTTCTTTGGGGTTCAATTTGATACGATTTCTAAAGAATTCCTGATGGTGGCAGGTAAGGCTCCTGCTGCTCAGGGTTAAAATAATAGGTTATGACGAAACAATGTACGGATATTAATAATTTGTATGATGATGTGCCCCATTGCCCGGGACAGATCTCTCTGCCTGGTGTAAGAGAACATTTTTACTGGCTGCGTAGGTCTGAAATTATTACGTGGCCGAAATTGCCGATGAATGGCGCTGCCAAATTGGAAGAAAATCCTGTCTATGCAGATGATTTCACATTGGCTGCTGATTCTGTATGGCATAAGGCTGATTTGATTCCTAATGAGTCTGAACCGAAGTCAGAACAAGTAGGTGTATATGGCTCTTTCCATTTCAGTAATCAGATCAATTTAGTGTTGCCTGGAACGGGACAGAAGGTAACTGGATTGATTAATGAATTGAATAACGATGATGTCGTTATCTTGGTACCGCAGCGTGATGGACATGTAAGGGTCTTTGGTAATCAAGATTTTCAGACAACAGTCAAGCCTTCTCAGGCATGGGGCAAAGGTTCTTCGGACAGTAATAATACTTCAATAAGTGTTACATCTGAGGATAAATCTGCTACGCCTTTCTATGATGGCAAGATTCATACAGCCGATGGTGATATTTCCGGAGTTACAGACGAACTCGTTGTAACGCCTCCTGCAACTAAGTCGGCTGGTTAATCAGAAATATTGGTATAGGGCTTAAAATTATAATCTTCGATACGGGGACGGTCAACAAAGAGTAAAGAGATTGTTGCCGTTCCCGTTTTTCTTTTAATAACAATTAAATAATATACGATGAATAAAATAGATCCGGATTTTACAAAGAAAATCCAAGCATGGCTGAATACCGAACCTAAAACAGAGAAAATGGCATTGGATGGTGCCCTTCTTCTTCAGCGAATTAATCCGATGAATGGCATGTACCGTAGATGGCTTAGCCTGGCAGGTATCCGTCCGAAATATATTATTAACTATATTGAAGCCGAACTCAAAAAACACCTGAAGTATCGGTTGGATGGAATGACCAGAGAGCAGGTCCAGAAGATGGACCGTGAAGTTATTCCGGAGTCCAGTAAGATAATCTCAGAAGGAAAGCCTGAACAGGATAATGATACTCTTTTGAAAGACAATGATGGGGAAGTACATCAACCAGCTTTTGTTATCTTGGATTCTCAGGAAAATGATTCGAATATCGTACGGCAGTATGGCCGTCGTCCTGATCATGAGCAGCTGCCTGACGAAATTAAAAAGTTATGGGAAGATGATGGAAACCTCTATAAGAATATCAAATCCCTTTATGAGGAGCTGAAGGCAATGCAGAACTTGCCAAGTTGTGATCGGTATGAGAAACTGCAGCTCCTTGCCTCAATGGATAAGACATACTTTGAACAGATGAAAGTCTATGATGGTTATGTTATTGGAAAGAAAGAGGACGAACCATCTGGAGAAACACCGCAAAAATCCTCTGAAGAAACAGTGGATATTACTAAGCAGGTGATGAATGCGAGGAGCTATCTGAGTAAGGATAGTAATCGTCAGAATTTGAAGGAACTTCAGATTGCGTCTGAAAAGGAAGATGCGACAGATGAAGAAAAAAGTGCCTATCACGACCTTCTGGACAAGATGCAGCAGCGTGTTGATATTATCTTAGGTGCTAATGCTCCTATTACCGATGATTTGAAAAATGCTCTTTCTGATTTAGGACTTAAATTCAATAAAGATGAAGATAAGTCAACTGAAACCGCTCAGTAATACCCCGTTACAGGTATATCTGGGTACTGGCATTCATACACTCGGCTTGTTGGGATGGATTCTCAAACAGGTCGGGCGTGCTGATGTCTATGTCACCACTTTCTCTACGTCGGAAGAATTCCTGACAGGTTTTCTTAATCTGAGAAAGAAAGGATTAATCAGACATTCTATGCTACTTGCGGATTTGAAGGCTGGCAAAAAGACGGTAAAACTCAATCATCTAATGTCATATTGCTTTGATGATGTTTATCTGGGTTTGAATCATTCCAAGATCTTGCTGGTTCATGCAGATTCAGGACAGTTTGTGAGTGTGATTACAAGTCAGAACAATACGTATGGTGGCCGTAATGAATGTTCGTTGGTAACCACAGACCCGGATGTATTTCATGATCTGTATGGCGGATTGAAAGAAATAATTAAAAATAGTGTGTTGTTAAATGGATTATTCGGACAAACAACTGAAAGAGATAGAGGACTTGGCTGCGGAACTGACCCCACCATCGGAAATATCCGTCCATTTGGATATTAATGAGGATGAGTTCCTCCTGGCTATAGGTATGCATAATCATCCTGCAAGAAAAGCTTACTTGAAGGGGATTGCATCGACGGCCAGGGAACTGAGAGAGAAAAACTTGCAGTTGGCCAGGGCATGTGCTCCCACGGCTATGGAACAATGTTTTAAGGATCTTCAGGAAATGATGATGGGCCTATGAGTGTACCTGCTAATATAGATGAGTATCAAATGAATCTCTTTGCTTCTTCTGATGAGATGCAGAAGAAACATTTACCTGAGGAGATGATTAGCCGTCTTCTCAGGATTCGTGGTTTATATACGTATTGGCTCAATTTCCCTCAGAGGACAACACGGGAATTGGTTCTGTATGATAAGGAAGGTAATTCTGGACTCCGAGACCGGCAGGCTTATGATGATATTAAACTGGTCAAGATCCTGATTGGAAATCTGACCAAAGAGTCAAAGGACTGGAGACGGCATGTATTTATTCAGCGTACTGAGGAGGTTTACAAGAGTGCAATGCGTTCAAAAGATTATAAGACAGCAGAGAAGGCCAATGCTGATTATGCGAAGTATAACCGTTTGAATCAGATTGATGAGCAGCCGATTGATTATAGTGAGATTGTACCACACATTATAGAACCTACGGATGATCCTTCTGTGATAGGTATTAAGCCTCAGAAAAATTTACGGGATAAAATCCGGAAATTCAAGAAGAAATTCGGAGCAGATATTGAAGATGCTGATTTCGTTGAGATAAATGATGATGGAACAGAGAAAGCAGAGCAGACAGGAAATACAAAAGATATATCTGAATGATGCTCAATATTATATGCTTTCCATTTCGCCCCGTGATTTGGTGGCAGTGTGTGGGCGTGGTATTGGAAAAGGTGTCATTCAGGCAAGCCGGATGCTTCAGTTTGTCCAGGCTATGCCAAGATGTATGCTTGGCTTTGTTGTACCGTCTGTCAAACGTGGGTTGACAAATATATTGCCGTCTATATTCCAGAATATCAACAATTGGGGATATAAAAAAGACATTCATTATTGTATTGGCCACCGTCCGGCAAAAGCTTTACACTGGGATGAACCGATATGGGTACCGGAGAATTATGAGAATGTAGTATCCTTTTACAACGGATCATGTGTATCTCTTATCTCTCAGGATAGGACGGGAACATCCAACTCTATGTCGCTTGACGGGCTGTTGATTGACGAGGCAAAATTCATTAATTTTGAGCGGTTGAAAGATGAGACCTTTCAGGCTAACCGAGGTAATGAAATGTATTTCGGTAAATGCTATTTGCATCATGGGATGACTGTTACTACTGATATGCCGGTCACTAAGGCTGGATCATGGCCGTTGAAGTATGAGAAGCTCATGGATAAGGACCTTCTATCCGTTGTACAGGGACTTGTCTATGATATCTGGAAACTCAAAAAGAAGATGAAAGAACATCCGGAGAAAAAGGAATATTATCAGACCAAGATAAGAAAGTTGAGAACATTGGCTGATCAGTGCCGTGGTCATTTGTGTTTGTATAAAGAGTATTCTTCATTTGAGAATCTGGCAATTCTTGGTGATCGGTTTTTCTATGATATGAAGAGGAATCTTCCGGCCCTTACCTTTGCCACTTCTATCAAAGGTTTGAGGCTTCGCAATCTCGATGGATGGATTCTATTCTGGATTGCGTCCTGTTAACTTGTATACGGCACCTAACCTGACACATCTTGATTCCTTGCGATATGATTTTGGTAAGCTTCAGGAAGAAGATTGCCGTATGGATTCAGATGTGGACAACTCACGACCGTTGATCATCGCATTTGATGCGAATGCCAATATTAACTGGTGTGTGGTTGGTCAGGTAGATGATGATAATAACCTGAGAGTAATCAAGTCGTTCTATGTAAAGTATGAACGGAAGATACCGGAGCTAATGGATGATTTCTGCAGATACTATCGTTACTATTCCTTCAAGCAGGTGATATTCTACTATGATACAACATTCATTGCAAATAACTACGCATTGCATAATGATGACTTTCACGCAACGATTGCCAAGGCATTGAAGAAGAATGGCTGGTATGTGAATGATGTCTGTGTTGGCAAGCAGATGAATCATATTGATAAGCAGGCGTTGATCAATCGTATGTTTATGGGCCGTGCGAAACATCAGGTGTTAATCAACCGTGATAATAACCGGGACCTTCTAATCTCTATTGAGACGGCAGGCGTTTATATGGGCAGGAAGGATAAGCGTGGTGAGAAACTGGCGGAAACCGAAGAAGACCGGTTGGAGAATCGGACAGACGGGAGTGATGCTTTTGATACACTTTGTATCGGAGTAGAGAAATTCCCGAAATTCCAGATGCGTATGTCTGGTGCAGTGACCAGCTCGTTTGGCGGACATTGATCGCATCCTGATGACAATTGTCATCTCATTTCTATTTCTTTTTAAGCCGTCCTGAGAACAGTATGACATACCTTTCTCAGGACGGAATAGGTTAGGATCTTATCCTATGAGCAGCACAATACGAATGCTGCGTTGCCTGGCATTCGTGTAGAGCTGCATTACCGCAAATTTCTTGGCAATTGCCGTTGCATTTATTTCGTTGGTAATTGCGAAAAGTATTTACATATTCCGCCAAATTCTCTGATGGCAATTGCCTAAGGATTATAGCGCAGTGGGGGGTACGCTTAAAGCGTCGGGACATCTTTTCGATTTACAACTGCCTATCACCTTATGGCTCAGTCAGTTGTGAATCTACAGGCGTGCAAAAATGGTGTAAAAACGTGGTTTATGGCTGCCCAAACAGCTTGTTTTGGCCGTTCAAGGTGCAAAATAGCCCTTTTTTGTACAAGATTCTTGCAATATTGGCGCATTTAGTCCGCATTTCAATGGCAAATTTCTTGCGATATTCAAGGTTATTTTTTGTCGTCTGAAATTTTGATATTATGCTAAATGTGCTTATATTTACAGGTAGATTCTTTTTTGAAGATGAAATATGGAATCAAAAGATTTTTCTTTATGGAAAATAGACATTTGATTTATTTCTACTGACTATTGTATAATCATTGAGAATATTTGTGTTAAAAACTCCTTGATACATATATGATTTAGATTTTTTATATATTATATTGTAATATAATCCATAATAAATCTTTATATTTGCATAGGCATATTATGGAGGCTAGTTAAAATGAATCTTACTAATAAAAGAAAAGTTATTTTGTCATTATTTGAAAAAATAGGTGACAGTATCACTGCTAAGTGCCTGCAGAAATATCTTTTTATCTTTACCCGTATGCAAAATGGAGAAAGAATCTATGATTTTGTTCCTTATAAATATGGGTGCTTTTCTTTTCAGGCTAACCAAGATATTGTGATTCTTGCTAAAAACGGATACCTTTCTATTGAGAATGATCATCATTCCGAATGTAGGTATAAGCTTACTATGTCTATGGACTGTTTTCATGATTTGGATATGTATGATGCCCAGGCAATAGAGCAAATAAAGACTCAGTTTAAAGATATGACACAGGATGAGCTAATAGCTTATACTTATCGTAGATGGCCATTTACAGCAATAAATAGCGTTATTAAAAATCGGCTTTTAAATAATGAAGAATTGCAGAAAGTTGATGAAATGCGAAAAAGATATCAGAGCAATGAATCTGTCTTGATGACTATCGGATATGAAGGTATGTCTTTAGAGAAGTATCTTCAACGCCTTATAACTAATGATATACATGTATTGTGTGATGTTCGAAAGAATGCCTTTAGTATGAAGTATGGTTTTTCTAAAGCTATCCTTAAGAAAGCATGTGAAGGTATTGGCATTCAATATATTCATGTTCCGGAATTAGGCATTGCCTCTGAATTAAGGCAAGACTTGCAAACTCAGGCTGACTATAATAAATTGTTTGATTTATATGAACAAACGACACTTAAAGAAAATAAAAAAAGCATTACTTTTTGTCCGGGATATTATAGATAAATATAAGCGAGTTTGCTTGACTTGTTTTGAAAAAGATCCAAGACAATGCCATCGAACTCGTGTTGCTAAAGCCTTAATGAATTTACCTAATGTGAATTATAAGTTTAGAGAAATTATATATGATCACAAAAGTCTTGGTTACCGTGATGACATTTCCTACTTTATCCTCTAAATATTTAGAGACAGTCTGTACTGCTGGATTTAAAGAAGATGGAAGTTGGATTAGGATCTTTCCTGTTCCCTATAGATTGCTACAAGAACAATATGATCAACAAACTTATTCAAAATGGCAATGGATAGAAGCTGATTTAAGAAAAAATGTGATGCATGATGATCGTCCTGAAAGTTACCATATTGAAGATATTAATTCCTTGAAAATCCTTAAGCGAATTGATGTGAAAGGAAAGCCGAATTGGTCTCTTCGACTAGAATGGACACGTAAAAATAAAGTTTATACAGACCTTTCAGAAGTAATAAAATTAACATATCAAGGGGAAATGTCTTTAGCAGTGTTTAAACCTGCAGAAATCTTAGGCGTAATTTGTAAAAAAGAAGATGTGGGTAAATATACATCTAAATTACAAAAATTACAAAAATTACAGAACAGATATAGTGCACAAAAGTGCCAACAGAATATGTATGAAGATAAAAATACTACTGACTATAATTTTAAATTTGCTAGGCAAATTCCCTATAAATTTCAATATAGATTTAAAGATTGTAAAGGGACGGAACATACCATTAAAATAATTGATTGGGAAATATATCGACTTTATGAAAAATGTTTAAAACTCCATAGTGGAAACATAGAACAGGCTTTTCAAGATGTTAGGCAAAAGTATATGAGTTTCGCAAAAGAAAGAGACCTTTATTTTTTTCTTGGAACATCTTATAAAAGCCAAAAAATGAATTATCCTAATCCTTACCTTATTATTGGTGTATTCGCTCCTCCAAGGCAGACATGTATTGAGCCTTTTTTCGATTTCTAATAATTGATATTTAATGCTATTTACGATGATGAAATTTATTGAAGGTAATTTCAAACCACTTAATGCTACGATAGCAATCGTATATTACTATGATGGTTAAAACTATATGATAACCTGTTACACAACCTGTCAACTTAAATCCTATCTCTAATACGTTTAAATAGTTTTTAAGATGAGGGCTTGATATAAAAGATCGTATCATCATATAGATCTTCTTGATAATCCTTGAGGTGTGTTTGCCTAATCTATTCTTTTTAGTGTGTCTAAAATACAATGAGTTATTTGATTGTAGATTTGCTTTTAGTACAGAAATAAATATGAACATTAACATTAAGTTTGTCATTGTTGTATGTGTCCCTTTTCTGTATTTATTTGCAGTCTAAAATTCTTTTTACATGTTTTTCGATCTCATAGGGCACGGCAAAACTGGTCAGTTTGTGTGAATCAAGAAAGTAGCTAGTTTTGATATTGTTTTTTCGTTACATCTTTGTGTCGGAATATTAAATCTATCATCTTATGGTGATTTTATTTGCATAATACGCAAAAGATGATTATCTTTGCATCAATCAAAATAAAAGAGGATGGAATACACCGAAAAAGAAAATGAGCTGATACAAGCTTTGAGAAATTACAGAAAGGCTTATCCTAATGGGGCTAAAACATTAGAACTTTACATTTTGGATTTGGTTTATGAGCTAATGGAAGATGAATAATTATTGCTATTTCTCTCCAGTGGGAGATAATATAGATTAATTACATATATAAATACATACATAAATAAATACTCAAATCTATGGAATTACGTGTGAAACGACAAAACGCGACAGTACGACAGGTGTTGGCTGACGTATATGAAGAAGTAAACTGGGCGTATCTTGCTAAAAATTATTTTGGGAAATCACGTTCATGGATTTACCATAAATTTGCTGGTTTGAATAATGGCGCAGTTGATGATTTCAGTGATGTAGACCGTGAAAAGTTGAAAGCTGCTCTACATGATATATCAGCGCGTATAATGCAAACTGCAGATAAACTCTAATTTGTTACTTGAAATTTGATATGCCCTGGGACGAAAATCTCAGGGCTTTTTTGTGTAATAAAAGTCTATTTTCCCCAATAATTTACTATATTTGCACTATAGTCATAGACCAATGTCTAATTTAATATTGTTTATCATGAGAAAAATACTATTATTCTTATTTTTTGTTACTATGGTTGGAACTTTTGCTCAGAATAAGAGCACTCAGTCAAAATCAAGTTCTGATTCTATTAGCTATTTCATTAATGTTTTACATTATCCTAAATGTATCTTATTTGATGGGAATGATATAGAATTTTATAAATCTCCTGATGATGCCTTCTCAACAAACACATTAGATAAGTATGAGGATTGCTATATTATAGGAGACAACGATACTAAATATTTATGTACTTCATATGGAAAGGCTTTTTGGGTTAATAAAAAGGATGTACCATTAAGTCAGGATAGCATTCATAATTTGTTGCACAATAAATGTGTTGCTTATTCAAAATGCTTGGTTAATATCGGAAAGTCAAATTCTTTAAGTAATGTGATAGATCTTTGTGAACGGCATTTAGCATTGTACAGAAAATATCCTATTATTATACATTCTGAGATTTATGATGAAGATGAAGATTTGGAAACAGCAAGTTTTAGTATTACGATAGACAATGATTTGAAGAAAACGGTCAAATATGCGTATGTAACCATTCGTGGGTATAATGCAGTAAATGATCCGGTGGGTCATAGTCAGACAGTAACATGTATAGGTCCTATAAAATTTAGAGATGCTGCGAGCTATGAATTCAAAAATATTTGGTGGACAGATATTATTGAGAAGGTAAAAATTATAGGTTTAAAACTTAAATTTATGGATAACACATATCGAATTATTCCACATCCGGAAAGATATAGATGCCCTGGTGATTTAGAATATGATACAGACTATATGGATAAATTAGATTCTTGTATTAGCGTATCGAAAGTTTCTGAATTTGAATAATGTCTAATTTTAAATACTTTTTGCTATGGAAATTGACAAGCTGAAAATTGATGATGATTTGGTTGAATATCTGTCAAACAGGAGTGATGTGAATGCATTTATAAATGAATGTATCAGAAAAAAGAAGTTAGGAGAAAGACCATCAATGTTCCACTCACCAACTAGCACAACTGTGCATACTTCTAACATGCTTAATAAAAAGGCTGCTGCTTTAGAGACAGACAATCCGAAAATACCTGGCCAGTCGCCAATGGAGCATAAGGAAGAAAATAATAAAAACAGCGTAAAAATATTCTTAGCAGTTATTTCTGGAATTCTGTTAATACTGATTATTTGCATTATGGCAACCAGTGGATCTTCTAATAAGCCAGGGAATTCTTCTGTCTTAACAGACTTGGATAGCATTGCTAGGGATACGCTACAGGAAGGAATCGATGAAAGTTCTACGCCTAAATCAAAGGTAAGCAAGTCTCTGTGGAATTTTAGGACAGAGAAAGATGAAATGACAAATACTAAGGATATTTGGGCAAGTATTACCAGTGATAATTCTGTTGACCAGGATGAACCTTATGGTGAGACGGATTGTAGTATTACTGTTAGATACATGAAGAAATGGGGATATGATGTTATGATAGGTATCAGTGAAGGTCAGATATTTGGTAGTGAATATGATGGAGAAAATTATGTAATGGTGAAATTCGATAATGGTAAACCTATAAAATATTGGTTTAATGAAGCTTCTGATGGATCCAGTGAGTCTGTCTTCATTAACAGAAAGAGTGATTTTATCGCAAGATGTAAAAAAGCAAAATCAATCAAAGTGGAGTTGCCGTTATATCAAGGTGGACGTCCCGTATTCGATTTCAGCGTAGATGAGCCACTAAAATGGAAGTCAAAGTGATGCTTAAGTTTGTTCAGAGTAAAAAATTAAAGAATGGTTAAGACAGGTGTTGTAAAGGTGCATTGTGACACAATCTCCAATTAATTCCTGTTTTGCAACAATGTTATGGAAAAGAAGTGTTATTATGTTTTTAAAGATACTACGATGTCAAAGATAGATGAAAAATTCAACAATGGAAGCTACCTGTATCATTATACGTCAATTTCAAGTGCATGTAACATACTAAAAAATAATTCTTTGAAATTTAATAAATTAAAAAGGATAAATAATATCAATGAGTCTTATCGTTCTATATGTTACGATTCTAAATTATGTTATTATGAAGAAATTTAATTTCCCCCCAGCATTTATTATGATGGTTTTTTCATGTCAGTTTTTAGTCTCGTGTAAAATTAATGATGATGAAACAATGTCTATTACGTGGTGGGGGTGGCTTATTATTGTCACCTTTATAGTACTTATAGCAATAACAATAATTGATGGGAATAAGAAGAAAAAAAAGGCGGAAATAGAACTTTCAAAAAAAGGCTTAAATTTTTCTGATTTTAAGTGTTTAGGAATGTATGCAAGTGGGCATCCATTAATAGATAACAGCCGGGATAATGTCTATGTAAAAAGAGAAGGAGATGATATTGTTCTATATACAGAAGATATGCCTGACGCTTCTATGCCGGTTGAGATTAAAGACAGTAATATACCGATTCAAGATATAACTGCTATAAAGGTGGAAGATGCCAGCACTGTTGAGAAAAAAGTTACTTTGGGCAGAATGGTATTGGTAGGTATTTTCGCTTTAGCGTGGAAGAAGAAAAAGAAAAACGAAATGGCATTTGTGAATATCGTTTGGAAGAAAGGAAAATTTGAAAACGATACAACATTTATGTTTCAAGGGAAAGATGCTGCTCAAAAAGCGAATAAAGCAAGAAATGAACTGATTAAAATGTGCGAATAGAATTTTTCTCGCCTTTTTCTTTGCAGTTTCAGAAAGATTCCATATCTTTGCCACTGCTTACAAACAATGAAATATCATTCCGTAGGACATCGGTCATTGTCCAGCAATATTAGTTGGGCTTTTTTTATGCCCAAAATATAAAGTCATTGGCGGTTGCCATTCCGTAAATAAGATCAGTCCTCGGACGAAGTCATTGTTTGTAAGCAGCGGGATGTGCAGCCGCTTCTTTTGTCTCCGCACTGGGCGGTTCCCAGTAGATGCTTACAAACGATGCAACATGGAAAATCAAAAATCCATCGAGTTTGAGGAGTACTCACATGCTCCGTCTCTTATACAAGAGAAAATCTCTAATGTGAAGTCTTCAGCTATTAACTGGCTTGACAGCAAGTCTGAGTTTTACAGTCGGATTGCCGACTTCAAAGTAACACATCGACAGGCTATCCGTATCGGTGTTATCTTGCCACTTTTAATGATTGTGGCAGGAATAGCTGTTGTCGAGCAGCCAATAGTTGCTTGTGTGGCAGGATTCGTTTCCGCCTGGATTGTCTATCGTCTTAATCATTCCAGAAAGGGGGCCGGAAATGAAGATTGAATTGAATACAAATGCTCTTCAGGCAATTTCTGATGTATGCAATAAGGATGATCTGGCAATGGATGTCCAGTTGATAGATGATACCATTGATAAGATATTGGATGATGGACCGTGGAATGACGCTGAAGTACTTGATTATGTGAGGGCATTCCACCGTATGAACAGAAATTTAAGGATAATTTTAAAGGCAATGTGATATGGGGCAAAAATATGAGGCAACCAGGAGTGAGGAGCAGGTCTTGGATTCCTATTTCTCAACTCGTACCAGCAACTCTGATCAGAGTGAAGTGGCGTATTTTGAAGAGGATAAGACAACAACGGAGATCCAGGATGATCTTCAGCCGATTCTCGACATTAAGGATAGTGTGATTGTTGACTATATGCTGAAGAATGGATATGTGTTGAAGACCTTAAAAGACGGATCATCTGTCTGGATGGTCTTCAGAATGAAATAACCGGTCTGTCCGTTTTATGATTTACGGTAGTCTGCCTGTTGGCCGGCTACCGTATTTTTATTGTAGCAGGTCTGACTTTATCTTTGCTTTTGTAAAGATAAAGCAGATGATTACAATAATTAAAACTCTTTCGGGAAAATATTTTTCGTCAAGCGTACCTGATGTGGAGTTTACCATATCAGGTGCTAAAGCCGGTGTGCAGATGTTGGTTGACGGATCGGAGATTTACGGTGAAAATCTTTTTCCGGTAGACGGCAAGATTACACTGTCTGATCTGACTGACCTGTTGACTCCTTATGCCCGGCAAGGCTTGATCGTGGCGTTGGACATCAAGATCAGTGAGAGGGATGATACGGACCAGGAACTTTCAAATGCAGAGATTAATGCTTCAGTGATTTATTGTTGTGTGGACTTCCAGACCAGTAACGTACAAGTCAATGTCTCTGATTTCTGTGACAACCATTTCCTTTCGATATTGCTGGGCCCGAAGATTTCCGCCCCTGGGCGTCTGGAGTTCCTTCACTACCTGTCAACGGATGATGCTTCTGTCATAGCAGAGTACAGTGACGGTACAAAAGCGACATTTGTTCCTCCTGCCGTCCAGGGGAATGAGAAGTATACGACTATAGACGTTTCTCCTTCCCGTTTTGTTTCAGAAGGCAAGACTCTCGTCAGGGTTACTGCAATTGCCGGTAAGCGGACACAGGAGTTTGATATGGATCCGGAGCAGCCGGACGCAGCACCCATCCTTTTGTTCGTCAACTCTTTCGGCGTAGAGGAATTGCTATACTGTACTGGCAAGCATCAGGTGTCACCTTCTTATACACGTACTACGGCATGGGTTAATGGTAATCTGAAGAATATCAAGATAGAGGAAAAAAGGAAGTTCAGTGCTGACACCGGGTATCTTAATGTTGCCATGCAGAACTGGGCGGATGAGCTGTTTCGTTCTGATGATGTCCGCCTGGTCAATATTTATAAAGGTGAACCTCAGGTCGGTAAGGAGGTTACCCTGAGTGATTCGAAGAGTGAGGTGAGCAATGCAGACGATGATATGGCAAAGTTTACTTTTGACTATCAGTACAGCCAAGCAAACCATAATGTGGTGGAGATTAACCGGGCCGGACGGATATTCGACAATACTTTTGACAATACATTTAATTAACTATGGATAAGAAATACTTGAAACCGATACACCTTACTGTCATGAGAAAGGAGCTGGATATTGCAAGGATCCGGAGCCAGACGGTCAATCTAAAATGCTGGGAGATCGGAACGGGAAATATCATTGATTATGAGGGCTGGCTGGTAAAGGGCGGACACTGGCGAGGTGGTACTCATAGATTATTGAATCCGGACAACGGTCAGATTAGGATGGTGAGGGACATCTGTATCTTTGAATTCATGGGACATGAAATCTATTTGTGATATGAACAATACAGAAAAAGCAAGAATGAAATATGTCGGTCGGAAGGGTGATGATGAAATCTATGCCGTCGGCGGTGTGGGGTTTGTCAATTCCCGGCAGGCATCAGCGAATGCAGAATATACGGAGAATTCTTCTGAGATATTTGATGGTGATGACGGTACACAGACTTACAAGAATATACACCAGGGGAATCAGTCTTATACTTATGTCCCTTTCGGCGTAGATGACCAACTGCCTTATGAGATCATCAGGAAGGTTGGTGAGAATATGGTCATGGCACAGAACAAACTCTTCAATGTGCTGACCTGTTATGGCCAGGGTATCCGTTTCTTTGACCGTAAAACCAAACTGAAAACAGATGATGAAGAGATCAATATGTTTGCTTTCCGCAATCAGCTTAACCGGTTCTTTGTAGAACAGGCAATGGATATGAAGTATTTCTATTTCACGGTGACTTGTATCATCCTGGACAATGAGGGCAAGAAGATTGTTCAGATGAGACATAAGGAGAGTTGCTATGTGCGGTTCGAGAAAGCAGATAAATTTGGGCACATCGGGCATGTGTTCTATGCGAACTGGCGGAATTTTGTCAAAGATGATGATATAGAGGTTATCCCGTTACTGGATGAGACTGATCCGTTCGGTGATCTGCAGATACGTCTGGGGTTTGTACCGGACCCTAAAACAGGTAAAGTGCGTCGGCCTGCAGCAGGAGATTCTTTCGGCCGGGCTACACGTAATCGTAAGTTTGCCGTCCTGACCAGGTTCCCTACACCGGGATTCCAGTATTACCCGATTCCGTTCTATTCCGCAATCTTCCGAGATGCCTGGTATGATATCTATGAACTGATAGGCAAGGGAAAAAGAGCAAAGATACGCAACTCTGCTCCTCCCCGGTTTCAGGTGGAGGTCCATAAAGATTATTGGGATAATCTGTGTGACCAGGAGGGTATCACGGACCCGGAAAAGAGAAAGGACCGGATAAAACTCGAGAAGCATAATATTGAGGAGTTTATCAGTGGTAATGCTAATATCGGAAAAACCTGGGTAACCGGCTACTATGTGGATCCGGGGAGCGGAAAGGATGTGCGGATGGTCCGTATCTATGATGTGGAGCAGGGCAAGAAGGAAGGCGGTGACTGGAGCGATGATGTACAGGAGGCTTCCAATTCTCTTTGCTATGGAGATAACGTGCACCCTAATCTGGTCGGAGCGACACCGGGAAAATCATCCATGAACAATTCCGGTTCTGATAAACGGGAACTCTTCCTCTTGAAACAGGCTACTGAAACGGCTTTCCATGATGTCATGCTGGAGCCTTTCCGGGTATTGATCTATTTCAACGGCTGGAACAAGAAAGTTGATGTCGATGTACCGATGATCATCTTGACGACATTAGATGAAAATAAAGAAACTAAAACTGTAAAACCTGATCCAGATGGAAATAACGAAACTGAAAATTAGCCAGGTAGATTTTGAATCTGCTGTCCCGGCTGCGACTACGAAAAACAGTGATGTGTTTGAGGTGCTGACACCTTCCATAGAGCAGAATACTCAATGGATAATTGCTACTGTCCTCGGTCAGAAGGGACTGGAAGCGTGCCTGGCAAGTGATGGACTTCTTTCTGACCTGGCGAAAGGGCTGGTTTGTAAATATGCTTTTCAGAACAATATGAGAAGCCTTGACCTGGTTCTGACATCAACGGGCTTTGGGATAGTCAGTACTCAGGACACGGCACCGGCAAGCCAGGCACGTGTGGACGCTTTGGAGGAAGAGTTGAAAGTTAATATCCTCCGGACAAAGGACAATCTGTTAACGGAACTGACCAAAGTCGACGGGTGGAGCGATGAGGAATGTGCACAATTTCAGATAGGCACCGTATTCTATAAGTATGCTCATTTCTTGATGTATACGGGCATGAAAGGATCGTCCGAAAAATGGTTTTCCGTTTATCCCTGGATCCAGAATGCGGACTTGTTCCTGAGATCGAAGATCAGTAACAGTCTGATGGATGCCCTGCTTACGGCAATCCGCAAGAACAGTCTGACTGATGCCCAGAAACAGGCCGTCTTGAAAATGAGGCGGATCATCGGTCTGGAAATCTCCGGGCAGGTGAAAGGCAATGCCCCTTATCTTGACTTGATGAATTTTCTGGAAGATCATCCGGACGATTTCATTGAGTATATGAACAGCAGTGCTTACAGGACTAATCATTATGAACCTTATGAAAACAATAAAGACTCGTCAGTTTTCTTTTTCCAGGGATAAACTGGAATTCCGGGTGCCTGAATCATGGCATGAACTGAATCAGGACCAGTTACGGTACGTCTTCTTTCTGTTGTCTACATTCGATAACCTGACGGTAATCAAGACTTATATGTTCCTGCGTTTTACAGGCATAGAGGTTGATAAGACTATTTCCGGTGGTGCCCGATGCTATGTCAGGAAGGGAGAAGCAGGTAAACGACACTTCTTCAATCTGGCTACCTGGCAGATTCAGAGTTTGATGCATCATTTTGATTTCGTCGTCTCGTGTGATGACATGGATGTGAGGCTGGACAATATCCGTGGGTATCATGCGGTCGACGTTATTTTGAGAGGATTGTGCTTTTCGGATTATCTGAATTGTGAAAAGAACTATCAGAAATTTATCGAAACGAAGCAGCCGAAGTATCTGAACAGGTTAGGGAAAATTCTCTATCGTGATCAGAACAACCGACCTCCGGAAAAGTTTGATTTGACCAATACGGAACAGACATCCGTCTTTTACTGGTATACATCCGTGAAAATAGTATTTGCCAAGCAGTTCCCGGATTTCTTTAAACCTGTACCTGATGGCAAGGTGGAGCAGATCTATTTTCTTAAACTGGCTAATGCCCAGATTCGGGCATTGACAGACGGTGATATCACCAAAGAGAAAACGATTGGAGCAATTGACTGTTGGAGAGCACTGACCGAATTGAATGAAAAGGCCAGGGAAGCTGAAGAATTCAATCAGAAGTATGGAACAAATTAATCATTATGGCAGACTTTGATCCGATAGAATATATCAAGAATATGGCAGAGGCCAATAAACTCTGTAAGGGACTTCAATTTGCGACGGTATTTGCATCCGGTCCGGACAATATTGAGGGTATCATGGCCGACTATCGTAAGGTGGAGAATTTTATTGTCATTGATGATACGACGGATAGCCACGTACACGCCAACGGGTCCGGCTTTTTTGCAAAGTCAGTCTACACGGCCTGGATCCTGGCAGGATATAAATATAATGATGCGGATAACCGTAAGGAGAAAATGAACCTTTGCCGGACGATTTTCAGGCAGTTTCTCTCAAAGATGGTCAGTGATAAAGCACGCATGGTCTATGGCCGTGGAATGTATTATATGAACATAGAGAACATTTATTACCATGAACTCGGACGGTATAGCTTTAACGGTGCAACGGGGCTGTACTTCATGGTAGAAAATGATGTTCCGACCAATTTAGTCTTTAATGCCGATGAATGGGAAAACGTTTGAGACTCCTGTCAAACAGGATGATCTGAATAAATACGAAGTTGGCTGGACCAAGGAGATGATGGCCTACTGGAGGGAACGGATGATGAAACTGTCAATTTACCGTACAGGAGATTTATACCGTTCTTTTATAGGGGAAAGACATCCCGGTCCGACGATTACGATCGAGCATAAATTTGCCCAATACGGTATTTATGTAGAGGCAGGTGTCGGAAACGGATACAAGACAAAAGAAAAAGGAAATAACGGAGATTTGAAATTCCTTGCGGATCATAACAGGAAGCATCGTCAGCGCAAACCATGGTTTTCCAAAAAATATTACTCTTCAATAATGAAGTTATCAGAGGTAGAAGCGTGTTTTTATGGGCAGGCTTATCAGGGACTCATAGCAACGGCACTGGAGAATATCTTTGAAAATAAGGGAATTGAGAGGAACTTATAATCAAGTGTATTTTTAAGCAATTGGCAATCATTTAATTTTGCATCTAATCATTTTGTTTTTTATCAGATATGGAAGAGACAGCAGCGACAAAGGAATTAAAACAGATGTTCACACAAATTCGAGATGAACGCCGGATGTATGCGAATACGTCATCCCGTATCGGGGATGCTTTCCTGTCGCTGCTTTCCTACTTGGATTCATTCAAGAAGAAAGATGATAATGCAGTTTCCGAGTTGGCTATTGGAGATATACAGGTTAGCTATGATAATGCCAACGGTGCTCTCGCTCTTACAAGAATTTCTGATTCTAAGGCGCTTGCAAGTCTCTATGCCACGGGTGGCCTTACTGCCTATGGTGCAGGCTCGGGAATGTCAGGCGGAGGAACATCTTATGACAGATTGGATAAGTGGTCAGACTACACGACAGATAAGGCTACTTACATACTGTCGGCCTTGTTGGGTGATGACCTTAACAAAAGGCTGTCAAAAGTGGAATCCGGTGCATTGACCTCTGTTGACTGGAGTATCATTACCGGCAAACCATCTACTTTTGCACCGTCTGCACATACACATTTGTGGGCGGACATTACGGATCATCCAACGAAACTGTCAGAATTTACCAACGATTCAGGCTTCACGACAAATGCCGGTACGGTTACTTCCGTAGCATTGTCCGTACCAACGGGGCTATCCGTCAGCGATATTCCTGTTACCGTCAGTGGTACTCTTGCCATTTCACTTGCAAGCGGCTACTCCATACCCACAACTGCAAAACAGGTCCAGTGGGATATTGCATATACCAACAATCATACTCATGCCAATAAGAGCGTACTTGACGGGATTACCTCTGCACTCGTTTCTTCCTGGAATAGCGTATACAAATGGTATACGGGTATTACGGCAAGCGATACAGACGGTATTATCAATAAGTGGCAGGAAATTATCAAGTTTCTTGATGGTATTTCATCTTCTACCGATCTGAATGCGATTATCAGTGGCATCAGTACTTCCATCAGTAATGAAGTAGTCAGGGCCAAGGATTCTGAATCTGTAAATGCATCAAATATAACCACTTTGCAGGGGTATTTTAGTGGTGGCTCTGCCAAGACTGCCACCAAACTCCTGACCGTCCGGTCACTGTGGGGTAACAGCTTTGATGGAACGGATGATGTCAGCGGTAATATTACCATGAAACCAGATGATGGCACTTACATACAGATCGGCGGAGCAAGGATCGTTTACGATAAGGCTAATTCTGCATTGTACGTGGTCGGATCAGATGGTAAGACATCGGCTAATTTCTATGCCACTGGTGGCCTTACTGCCTATGGTGCAGGCTCAGGCACATCAAGTGCAGGGACATCTTACAACAGACTTGATAAATGGTCTGATTATACTACCGATAAGGCTACCTACATATTGTCGGCCCTGTTGGGCAATGACCTGAATACCCGTGTTTCAAAGCTAGAAAACTCTACTTTGACATCAGTAGACTGGAGTATTATCACCAACAAGCCATCTACTTATACGCCTGCACCACACACCCATAGTTTTCAGTCCCTCACAGGTATTCCGACAACCCTCGCAGGTTATGGCATTACAGACGCTAATATCTCAGGTGGAGTAATCACGCTGGGGGCGAACTCAATCACTCCTCTGACGCAGCATCAGGACATCAGCGGAAAGAGTGATATATTGCATACTCATACCGTGAAAATCAACGGTACCACGAAGACCATTGCAGCAACGGGAGGCACGGCCGTTGACCTCGGTACGTACCTTACTTCGCATCAGTCCCTTGCCCATATTCACACCCTAGCCATAGGGAGTACTCGGAAGAGCGTTTCCCTGAACGGTTTACAGTCATGGTCATTGAGCGAGATAGGTGCGGCAGCTATTTCACATACTCATTCGGCTGCTGACATCGCCAGTGGTGTATTGGCCGTTTCAGTCGGTGGTACAGGCGCAACGAGTCTTGGTACTGCCATTACTAATGCCATCAATGCACTTAGCGTAGGGACGTCTACTCCTGTAGATACAGATTATTATGTTTGTCAGTATGCAAATGGCGGAACGACTAATACGACTTATTATCGCAGGTCAATGAGTTGTCTTTATGCTTACATCAAAGGCAAACTTGACAGTGTATATCAACCGAAGGGTTCATATCTTACAGCCCACCAGTCTTTATCATCATATTCGACAACTGCTCAGATGACTGCTGCAATCAGTAGTGCCGTGGATGCACTTACTGTCGCTTCTGCCGGAGGCAGTGGAAAATACATACAGGCCATATCTGAAACGGACGGTAAGATTTCGGCCACCGCAGCTATACTGCCGACAAAGTTAAGCCAGTTCACTAATGATTCAGGATTCATTACTTCATCGGCTATTCCTACCAAACTGGGTCAGTTTACAGATGATATATTAAGCGGACATTATCTGTCATTGAGTGGTGGGACGATGAGCGGTACTGCCCTGATTCAGTTTGCTGACGATGGCGCTTGGGCAAAGAGTAATTCCGGAGTTACGTTTCCAGTTAAACGAGGTGGTTTATATTGGACAGGTGAATCTGACTGGATAAAATTATTTGCCGAGGAAACAGGATCAGATAATCTTGATCTTATTATTCAGTTCGGGGATGATAATTCTAATAGATTGCAAATCAGGAATGCATCTGGCTCAGAAACCGCTTATATAACTGCAACTGGTGTTTTCGGAGGAACTTTGTCCGGCAATGCTTCAAGTGCCAGTAAGGTCAATAATGCCCTGTCATGGAGTGGTTATTCAAGTGGATCCTTCAATGGCAGCTTATCAGCATCCATCAGCATACCTACTAAAGTAAGTCAATTAACAAATGATTCGGGATATTTAACTCCTTCAAGCGGATTCCGAGCATTTTATGGGGTTAACGTTGATTTAAGTACTACTAATGATTATTATGGCTGTATGACAACTCACTCTGGAATAACATCTGATTGGTGGCATATAATAAATATGAGCTGGGGTACAGGTGATATTAATAATTGGAATAGTCAATTAGCCTTACCAACCGAAGGAAGGAATGGTATTTATTATCGTTCAATTAATGGGGCAAATATCAATACGGCTTCTTGGGTTAAGTTGCTTGATACTAACAATTACTCTTCTTATGCACTTCCATTATCCGGTGGTACGATAAATGGAAATATAAATATTGGCAACTTTGATATTATTGGAAGTAATGGTGCACGTGTTTTACAAAATCTTGGCGGGAATTTAGGCATTAATCCTGCAAATAATGTCGGTATCGGCACAACTTCACCTTCTTACAAATTAGATGTTGCAGGTACTGGTAGATTCCAAGGCGATTTAGTCATTGGCAATACGATAATCCATGCAAGTGGAAGTAATGGCGGAATAAATTCTATACAGCCCGCAGACGATTATATCATAGGAGACTGTAATATTGGCGGTACTATGGGACTGAAGTCTTTGAATTCTTATTCTGCCGGCATCGGTTTTTATGGTAAGGATGGTGGAAGCTATGGAACTTTGACAGCATCAGGCAGCGGACTGGCATGGACGGGTAATATCTTAGCCACAGGAGGTGTAACGGCTTATACGAGTTCAGACCGAAGACTTAAAAAGAACATAAGGCACATTGATAGCCTCGGTGTTATTCGCAGCCTCGGAGGAACTTATCAATTTGATTATAGAAAAGATAACAAACACAGTATTGGATTCATCGCACAGAACGTCCGGAAGTCTGCTCTCTCTGACATGGTTTGTGAATCCGCCGGCTACCTTAGGATTAACTATCTCGATACCCGGCTGATCTCACTTGCCCTTGGAGCGTCTGTGGAACTGGACGATGAAGTAACCCGATTAAAAAAGAGAGTCAGTGAACTGGAAAAGGAAGTCGAATTATTAAGAGCAGCTTGATATGAATAGCAATGGAATTATATCATCCCCCGTCAGCATAGACGACGTGAAGACAGTACTCGGGGAGAACAGCAACGACCTTGCCACACTCTGCCAGAGTACGAAAATAAATATGTGGGCGAAATACAAACCGGTTATCCTTGCAGTCAATTCGCACGTATCGGAATTTGACGCCGCGAATAACGACTGGAAAACCACGAGTACATGGTGGAAGGGGACGGATGGCCAATGCGGTATACAACTGACCGCTGCAAAGGCCTCGACCTACAAAAATGTCGCTGCCTTGTATGATGGTAATCTGAACGGGTGGTCATACAACAGGCCAGCCGGTGGGGCTTCATCTCCTTTCCGGCTGGAGGATTTTATCGGATACGTCCATACCGCCGTTCCGACCGTAAGCGGGTTCTCCGGGACAGATATAGGATATACCGACAGACAGATTGAATTTTCAATTGCATATACAGCGCCGGGAGGAGCCTTCGTCTCTTTGGATGATATTATTATCAATGACATGTCCGTGTCAGAAATGTACTTCGGAATTTACATTAAAGGAGACAATGCCGAAGTCCGTTTGACGGCAGCTGCTGCTATCGGAAACGGAGGAACCTCTGTTTCCGTGAACGGGAACAAACTGGTCGATGGAACCTATACGGTATATCCGTTTTTAAGTTCGGAGGAGATAGGCATTTCGGATGCTGACCAGGCTGCCGATTTCTATACGCTGCCCTCCTGCAAGGTGCAGACGATGAAGGTTATTGGGGCAGCAGTTACCGTGGAAGCCCACGCAATGTCTTATTCCGCAACAGCCAATACGGCAACGTGCTATGTGAATGTGCAGAACATGACCAGCCAGGCCGTTACCCTGACAAGCCTGATCCTTGAATCGAGGATCAGCCAGGACGGCAGCTCTAGCCTGAAATTCGGCGAGCACAGGGTTACCATTGTCAGCTCATCGGTTGCGATTCCCGCAAGGTCAACCAAGATCTATACGCAGAATATCGGAGTTCCCCTTGACGACTATGCTCCTTCTGCTATCTATATACATGCTACGGCAGTCGTGAGCAATAAGAGCTATAGCAGCGGATATGCCGCCCTCGGATGAATTTAATTCTTAAATATAAATAAAATGGAAGTAAAAGTAAACAAAATCGTCGGCTTCAAATCCGGCGTAACAGGAACGGGTGAAAAGTACACCATCACGGCAAATGTCATGGTAGGTAACGAATCGCTGACCAATATCGAAGGCGGAATAGTCAAGGACGGCGACGGCAATCAGGTGGCCAGTTTCACCTATTACGGAAATCTGAACATCGCCTACAGCACGAATGACAGCACCGTCATGACGGCAGCTATCACGGACATCACGGCATTTATCGACTACTGCAAGACTAACGCCGTAAGCTTTGGCACTGTAACAGCTTAAAGAAGGGAGGAAAAGATGAAAATATCAACTATCAAGGCAGTCAACGCCTACAAAACCTTAAAGGACATCAAGGTTAGTAGCATGAGTGATGAGGCTATGCTTTCTGTCTGGAAAGACATCAAAGCGCTCCGGCCAGTATCGGACGAATATGATAAGAGTGTGGAAGAAACCCGGACGACACTCATGGATGACGATTTCAAGAAGATGCAGGTCCGGCTTCAGAAGGCTCAGGAAAAAGAAGGAAAAGTTAAGTCCGAAGGCTATGTTATGACGGATGCAGACCGGAAGGAGATCATGGATATTAATGCCTGGTTCTCAGAATGGAACAAAAAAGGTGAAAAATACCTCATGGACCTCGCAGATAAGGAAATAGATGTAAAGGCAGAAAAGGTAGAGGCCGGAGAGTTATTGAAGGCTTTCAAGAAAAGCGATAAGACCTTTGAGGCCATGACAGAACTTGAATGGTTGACAAAATAACAGATATGTGTCATCCTGTAAATGGTTAGTAGTGTATTTTTATTAGTCATAGACCTCATATATCTTTGTCCTGACAAAATATAGAGATTATGCGAGCAAATACTAAAGAATGGATCCAATATGGTTCGGCTGTAGCAATGTTAGGTAGCGGTATTATCCTGACATTCCTTTGTTTTTTCCTTAATCATTACAAGGTTGATGATAGTGTGTTATGGTATGTCGCACAGACGCTTGTATATGCAGGCAGTGTGTTTGGCGTATCTGTGTATATACGCTCGAAAATGGGAGAAGCCAGTAATCAAATCAGTAATTTAATCAATAATAGAAATGATAAAAATGACAAGGGGACTAAGGAACAATAATCCTGGGAATATCCGGATCTCAAGAGTAAGGTACCAAGGTGAAGTTCAACCATCAAAAGACAAAAGTTTTAAACAATTCTCGTCAATGCCATACGGCTATCGGGCGATGTTCGTGATTTTGAGAACTTACTATGTGAAGTATGGTCTTTGCTCTATTAGCAAGATGATCCGGCGCTGGGCTCCGGCAAATGAGAATAACACGATAGCGTACATTAATCATGTATCTGCCTGGAGTGGGATCCATAAGGATGCGACGCTGGAAATTACGAGCAAGACTATGATGTGTGCCGTTGTGGCAGCAATGAGCCGGGTAGAAAATGGCACTAAAGCCAATGGCACTGATGTGCAGAAAGGATGGGACTTACTATGAAAATAGATAAAAAGAAGATAGCTTTTTTGTTGTTCTTACTCTTCATGGCAGCCTTCTTTTATGTGATAGAGAAGGCTGGACGTAAGGAGGATGAAATTGAAAAGTTGAAGGTTGAACTCGCACATGCACAAATTTATCAGCCCCTTCAATATACAGTAATTCACGATACGGTTCCTGTAGCTTCTGCTCCGGTCAGTACTGTATCCAAGTCATCCTATAAACAATCTCTTGCAGATCGTGATGAACTTAAAGAACTAAAGATTAAAGCCGGACAGATTAAATCCCAGGAAACTGAGGTAACTGCCATCCATGATACAGTCCGGCTTATTTGTAATCCTATCATGGATAGTTTCAGTTACAAAGATCGATGGGCAACCTTTTATTTGTCTTTAAAAGATTCGACATTAGACTATACTGTGAGGGATTCTCTGAAAACTTATGTTGTAAGGCAATATAAACATCATTTCCTTTTCTGGCATTGGGGGACTAAAGGATATGATGTGAAGATACTGAATTATAATCCACATGCAAGGATTAAGTATGATTCTTATATAATGATAGATTAATCGTTTGGCCACACTTCCCGGAGCGTGGCTTTTTTGTATTTTTCAGTTTGAATCTTCAAACTACTTTTGTGGAAATTTAAATTAAATATTATGGCTAATTCTTATCAGGAATTTACTACAGAAATCAAACTTAATTCTGAGAATGCAAAGAATAAGTTGGAAGAACTGAAGAAAGATACAGATGATCTTATCAGAAAGCGCAACCAACTTATCCAGGGGCATGGGGATTCTACGGATATTAATAACCTGAATAAGCAGATCCAGAGAAACAACAAGTCAATGACTAAGTTTGCCAAGACATCACAGAGTGTTACAGAAATTCTGCATAACCTTGGTAAGGTATCATTGGATCAACTTATGTATGCTGAGCGGACTCTGAATGCCGAAATGAAGAAGACACCTCAGAATACTCAGTATTTTGAGGATTTAGCGGAAAAGTTGAAGTCTGTAAAGACACAGATAGCCGGAATACGGACGCAGACCAAACAAAATTATCAGGAACAGAAACAGCTCAATGATGAGATGGCCAACATGAAGCATGTGCTAGAGAATGTTTCCACATCATCATTGAAAGAATTAGCTATGGCTGAAGGCACTCTCAAAAGACAGATGCAGGAAGTCGTACCTGGATCCACGGGATATAATGAGTCTGCCGATAAATTAAAGATCGTCCAGAATCGTATCAGGGAGATTAACCTAGCCCAACAGGAGACAAACGCCACTATACAAAAGTATAATGAAGAACTTGCCCTTACCCAAAAGGACACCATGACCATTGAACAGGAGAATAAACTGATCAATGCCACACTGAAGAATCTGGATAGATCATCGATAAGGGACATTGAATATTCTCTTAAAATCATCAATGAACAGTTACGAGGAATGGATCGTGGAACTGAAAAGTTCCGTCAAATGACAAACCAGGCGAAATCACTTAAAACACAATTGGAAAGAGTGCGCCAGGAAGGAATGGCGCAAAGATCTTGGATAGGACGGATGGCAGACGGTTTTAATCGTATGCAAGGAATCGTAATGTCAGTTGTAGCGACCATAATGGGGTTGTTTGTAACTGTTCGAAAATGTGTCTCTAACTTTGCAAAGATGGAAGATGTGATGGCTAATGTCCGCAAATATACTGGGCAGACAGATGCACAGGTCCGTCAAATGAACGAGGACTTTAAAAAAATGGATACACGTACTTCTCGTGAGCAGCTTAATGATCTTGCAGGAGCAGCTGGACGACTTGGAATTACGAGTAAGAAAATGGTGGAAGAGTTTGTTGATGGTGCTGATAAGATTAATGTTGCTTTAGGGGATGATCTTGGTCAGGGAGCCGTTGATAAGATTGGAAAGTTAGCCATTATGTTTGGAGAAGATAAGACAAAAGGCTTACGAGGAGCGATGTATGCTACCGGTTCTGCCATTAATGAGTTAGCACAGAATTCTTCCGCCAATGCAGGCTATATCATTAATTTTACAGCTGATTTGTCAGGTGTTGGAAAACAGGCAAAAATGACACAAACTGAGTTGATGGGTATTGGTTCTGCACTGGATCAGAATATGCAAGAGGAAGCAACGTCTTCAACTGTCTTTTCTCAGTTGATAACGAAAATGTTTCAGGATCCAGCCAAGTTTGCAAAATTAGCTGGTGAAAATGTGAAGAAATTTACAAAGCAATTAAAGACTGATGCTAATGGTGCACTTCTTCAATTTCTTGAATCAATGAAGAAAAAGGGCGGGTTCGCAAATATGGCACCGATGTTTGAGTCTATGAACTTGAACGGATCAAGGGCTGTAGGCGTTTTGTCTGCAGTTGCTTCGCATCTTGATGAAGTGAAGAAAGCCCAGGCACTTGCTAACAGGGAGTATAATAAGGGGACGTCTGTAATTAATGAGTTTAATATTCAAAATAATACCCAGGCAGCTAAATTGGATAAAGCAAAGAAAGAGTTCCTTGATTTGAGCATTGCCCTTGGGCAGAAGCTCTTGCCTATTACACGTTATACGATTTCTACTGGTAGCCTTCTTGTACATTTACTTTCGACCATTATTAGTTTTGTGAGTGAATATAAGACAACAATTCTTACCTTGGTTGCAGCAATAGCAGTTCTTACTGAAGCTGAAAAAGCACATAACCAGTTGAGAAAACTAAATGTATTCTGGAATAGGACTTTGAAGAATTCTTTTAAAGACCTTTGGAAGGTAATAAGTAAGAATCCTTATCTTGCTATTGGTGCAGCTATTGTTACTGTTATTGCCCTTATTGCTGATTTAACTAAGAAAACAAATGCAAATGAGACCGCTCAAAAAAATCTTGATAAAATCAGACAGAAGGCAAAGGAGGATGAAGTCGATGAAACGAATAAAATATACCTTCTTGTTGCAGCAGCCAAAAATGAGAAAATGTCTCTTGATGATCGTCAGAAGGCAATTAATCAGTTGAATGCAATAATCCCTAATTATAATGCCCAACTTGATAAGACGACTCATCGTTATATTCAAAATAAACAAGCTCTTGATTCCTATCTACAATCTTTAACACGTAAATATGAGCTTGAAGGTGCTAAAGATATGCTAAAGAACCTTGGTAAACAACTTGCCGATGCAAAAGTTAAGGCTGCACAGGCTGCTCAAGCGTTTAAAGATGCGAAGAAGGCTGGAAAAGGTTATACTTATACGACATCTTTTGGAATGGTAGGTAATACAAGTCAGGATTTAACTTCAAAAACAAAAGGACAGATGAAATCTGCCCAGCAAGATGTAAAAGATTTGCAGAATCAGGTGAAGGTTGTATTGGATGAATATGGAAGTGATCTGCAAAAACAAGCGATAAAAACCGGGAATACTGTAACGAATACTATTGAAAAGGATATTCCTCAAGGAATGAGTGATAAGGAGAAAAAAGCTCTTGAGAAAAAGGAAAAGGCACGGCAGACAGCTGCAAGAAGGGCGCAGATTGCTGCTGAGAAAAGGCGTAGGGCAGCTGATAAAAAAGAACAGGCAGAGATGAACCTACATTTGGCTAAATTAACTTCTCTCTATGCGAGAGGCAAGATTACTTATCAGAACTATCTTGATGAAAAAGAGAAAATACTTACTGATGGTCTTAATAAAAGAAAAGCAATTTGGGGTAAAGGGTCAGCACAGTATGATAATATTCAAAAACAAATGGAAGAAGCTGATCAAAGATATAATGAAGAGAGGCGAGAGGCTGATTTAAAGTCGATTGAGGTAGAGAAACAGCAGCGTGATGCAGCCATAAAAGCCCAGTATTATGATAAGAACAGTTCCATCTATATGAATGAGGATGCTGCCAATGAAGCACTCTTTCAGAGTGATCAGAATGCTTTGAAAAAGCAGATGGCCTTGTTCGGTGAGGGCACTAGAGACTGGCTTGAACTGAGAAATCAGCTGGAAGATAATGACCGCCAGCATCAGTTGGAAAATTCAGAAAAGTATATGCAGAGACTTTCTGATTATCGGGAAAGGTGGGGTAAAGTTGATCTTGAAGCACAGGAAAAGATGGAACTGAATGGCCTTGAATCTCTTCTGAAGAAAAAATTAATCAAACAGAAGGAATATGAGGAAATGAAGAGACAGATTCAGATTTATTATGGGGAACAGAAATCGGAACAGAGGGTCAGAAACTCGGATTATGAGATAACACAGAATAATGCGCATACTGCATACCAGACTGCATCTAATAATGCAACGGCGGAAGAAGAAAATAATCCGATGTCTCATAATGTAAAGAACTTCTTTTTCGGTGATATTACTCATTATCGCAACACGATAGAACAACTGGATTTGATGTATAAAGATGATGCCCAGCACTTCTCTGAATGCCAAGAAGCAAAGGCTGAAGCTTTGAATAACTTCTTGAAGAATGTAACGACTAAAGCTCAGACTGCTTATGATAGTGTCAGTCAGATTATGGATGCTACGTCTTCTTATTATTCTGCGCAATCAGAATATGAGCAGAATGTTACGACTAAAAAATATAAGAGACTGGAGACTGCAGCCGGGAATAATACAGCCAGAACACAGAAACTTGAAGAAAAAAAGGAAAGGGAGATTGCGAAAATTAAATCTAAATACAGCAAGAAGCAGATGAAGATGGAACTTGCCCAGGCAACAGCTACGATGCTGCTCGGATCGATGCGAGCATATACTTCAGTTTGGGAAGGAGCTCCATGGCCGGCAAATCAAGTGTTGGCTCCTATTGCTGCCGGTATCGCTATGGCAGCAGGAATGATTAATCTGGCAGCAATCAAAAAGCAGCATCAGGCAGAGGAAGCCGGCTACTATGAAGGTGGTTTTACTTCGGGCATAAATTATCATCAGCCGGCAGGGATTGTACACCAGGGTGAATTTGTGGCTAATCATAATGCCTTGGCCAATACATCTATCATGCCTGTACTTCGGCTGATTGACATGGCACAGAGAAATAATACCGTAGGATCCTTGACCGCTGCAGATGTCAGTAATCAGTTGGGACAGGGCAGCTCTGCAGTTATTGCTCCTGTTGTGCAGGTTAACAGTGATAATAAGGGAATGGTATCAACAATGGAGGGTGTCAGCCAGGTGGTGGATAAACTGAACAGGACAATTGATAGGGGTATTCCGGCTATAGTTTCTATAGATGGTCAAAACGGTGTTGCTCATCAATTGGATCGTTTTCATAAATTACAGGACAATAAATGATAAGGTGTATATTGGACGGTAAGGTGGGATTCCCATCTACTACGGATAAAATTAAGGTTACGTATGAGAATCAGTATATCAGTGATTCCGGATCGTACACGTATGACATTAACTTTCCTATGTCGGTTATTGAGAACAAGGTCCTTTTTCATAATGTGGACCGATTTGATGTTAAAAAAGTAATTGCTGATTTTGAGGATTGCCAGTTATACATTGATAACCGACTTATCATTAGTGGAAAAGGTACGGTGACGGGTATCAGTAATGATCAGGTGAAATTACAGATCGTCGGCGGAAAGTCAAGGATCAAGTTCAATTCTAAGTTTGAAAAACATTATATTGATCAGATACCTTTTCCTGATATTGTGCTTGATTCAGGAGTACAGGATAGTTTCTATACGGACTATACACTGAAAAATATGGTAAAGCAGAGTGCCAGTACTGGGAATACTGGATTCAGTGACATGATTTTTATCTCATTGGCCAAAGATAGTTTTGTCGGTCAGAAGGGGGTATGTGCATTAAATCCGATCTATGATGAGACAAACGGTATTATTGCAAATTCAATCAATGTGGTGCCTTTTGATAAATGTTTGGTAAACGGCGTGAATCATAAAGGAACTTGGGTTTTTATGTATAATATCGCTGTGCAACCCAATCTGATCTATGTCGTAAAGAAAGTTCTGGAATATGAGGGCTATCGACTTATCCGGAATGATTATGAAAAGGATCCTTGGAGCAGACTGCTGATAGCTTCTGCTATGAAGACCGATCAGATAGAACATTCGTTACCTCACTGGACAGTATATAAGTTTATAGAGGAAGTCCGTAAATTGTTTAATGCGAGTTTTATCTTTGATGAGATTGAAAAGACTGTGAAGATCATATCCGCAAATGAGTTATTTGCGAATAAAAGTGTAGGTTATGAAGCCGTCGATGAATTTTCGGTGGAGTATGATAGCGATGGGCTGGAGACTTTGGCAACTTCAAATGTTGAGTATTCTTTTGATGCTTCTACAAACAGGAATTGGCGTGAAGTGATAGCTCCGGATGTTTTCAAGAAATTCCAACTTCAGGTGTATGATACAGAGGATCAGATGGTCACAGAAGCATCCAAAATGGAAACAGAAGTCAGAAAGACAACGATCTTTCAGGTTGGTTATGATTATTATATCTGGGCTCTGGTTCCGAAGAATGGTGATGCGGACAGTAATGATCTTGTAGAACAAAAAACGCAATGTGGATATTTCTCACCGATTATTCGTGATTCCAAATCGGATAATTTCGTAGACTTGAATATCTGTCCTGCTGCATTCACGAGAGTGTATAAGCATAATCAGAAAGAACCTGGCTGGATTACTGCACTTGATTTGATGGGTAAGACAACGAGGGTATTTGTTCCGTCTGTTTGTAATGATAAGGAAACGGAGTTGGATAAGATGTCTCAGGATGCGGAGGGTAATTATTATGTGTCGGTACAGGATGCTATGCAGAATGGGGTGGATTCGACTGAACAGGAGGAGGATGATTCGAAAATCCCAGTGATGTTTCAATCTAAGTATCTTGTATATAATGTCAAAGATTCAGCAATGATAACGGAACCTGGGGCTAAGTTTGGTGATTATGATTTAAAAAACTGCTGGCCAATTACTTATTCTGATTATCGGATGTTTGATTGGAGCTTTAAAGATTCCGGATCTTTAACTCTGTCAAATTTACCTTATCAGAAGGGTATTGGTTCTTTTCAGCAAAATTACAAGATTGATAAAAATAATCAGGTCACCATCAAATTTATTGCTGATGATATTCCAACTCCATCGAAAATCTATGATTTCCGGAACAAGAAATATATTTGTCAAAAGGTTGAGATGGAAGTTTCTAATGGGAGCATAGAAAGGGAAAAGACGGGATATTTTTATGAAATCCTATAATATTTGTGTGTGACTTGTGTGTGAATCCTACATTCATAAGGAACTGATTATCAGTCTTTGTGTGAATGTGGGTTGTGTGTGTAATCTAAAGTACTCCGTCATAATTGAGGATGGCCTTGTTGACATTTTTAATATCTTTTGGCGTGTAACGGTCTGTGATAAGAATAGAAGAGTGGCGTGCCTGGTCTCGGACTGACAGAATATCCATGTTTGATTTTAGCATATTAGTGATGCCAGTGTCTTTTAAGGAATAGAACTTGTATTCAGGAGGAAACTTAAGATCTCTCCGGATCCTCTCCAGCCAGTAGTCTCGAAATGCCTTTTCTGACTTTCGGTTTTTGCCTGGTGCAAAACGATCTGAAAACAGATAAAGGTTTCCTTCATGACTAAAGATGTCAAGATCCAGCATCAGATGTACGACTTTTGTAGGAATAGTCAGGACAGCGTCATTATGATTTTTTGTATTATCCCCATGTAAGTAAAGAGTTGGTCCGGACAAAAGGATATCTTTGATTTTAATGTAGGTCATTTCGTGTGGCCGTATGAACATGTAATGAAGCAGGTAACAGGCGAGCAGATAATGCTGGTTTTTCTTCATCAGATAATTGTGCAGTAGCAAAAGTGCTGAATCAGGAAGTACGGAACGGTTCTTTTTCTTGGCACATCGCTGGACGGTAGATAGTCCAGTTGTAGGATCGGATGAGATATAACAACGTGACAACAGGTACTTGCAGAATGTTTTCAGCCAGGCAAGATAATTGTTCCTGGTTTGTATGGTGTTATTCCGGCCAATGAATACGTAGTCAAGAAATTCACATACCAGTCTGTGGTTGAGTTGAAAAATATAACTGATTTTATCGTGGGACCATTCTTTCAGTATCCGAAGATAACTGAGATAACTGATTACGGTTTCTTCTCGCATGTTATTATCTCTCAATAACTTATAGAGATAATTTGTGTATTGCTCGGAAACTTCTGCAAATGAAGTGTATTCCTGTGGCGCATTTTGAGCAATCCATGGATTCCATCCGGAAATAAGTTTCTTATAAAGTCTATAGATAATCCCCTGGGAGTACTGTCTTTGTGCAATTTTACCTTTGATTTTTCCAAGCATTATCTTCTTTCTCTTCATTTTCTTGGAAACAGGATCAAAGGCTTCGAAACTTACAAAGCATTCTTTTCCTTGATGAAGGGTTGGAAGAGTATAACCTTTAATCTCATTGATGTCGGCTCCAGAAAAATTCATTTTTTTACCCATTTCATTGTTGAAATGGGCACGACTATTAAAATAACAGGGGTTCGTGCTGTCCGACTTTTGTCCGACCGTTTACCCTTTAAAAGCATATAAGGAACTGATAATCAGTTCCTTATAATCACTTTTGTCGGGATTAGGCGACTCGAACGCC